CTATTGTGGACTTTGCCAAGACAGGCAAGTTTGAATTCCGTGGGTTCCTCAACAGCGTGTTAGAAGAATTGCTACGCAGTCAAGTGAGATCATTGATAGCACAAACCTTTGGTGGCCTATTTGGCAGCACCAGCAAGCGAGGCACAGTCACTATCGGTGATCTCATACCAGGCTTTGCCGCAGGCGGACTGATTGGCACTAATGGTCCCGTGATAGTTGGTGAGAGAGGTCCTGAACTATTGGTAGGTGCTGGTGGCAATCGTGTTATACCTAACAATGAATTGGCCAGTGGCACCGTAAACTACAACATATCAGCAGTTGATGCACAGAGTTTTAAACAATTAGTGGCGTCAGATCCAAGTTTCATCTACGCTGTCACAGAACAAGGTAGACGAACCATACCGTCGGGTAGGAGATAATAATGACCACAGCATTTCAAACCGTTATTGATTACAGTCAAGCAATCAGTATCAACAAGAAAAAGAAAGTAGCACAGACTACCAGTCGTGATGGCACAGTGAAAACCACAAGCCTAGGTGGACAGGTATGGGAATTCGAAGTGTCATTGCCCAATGGTCCCAAGTGGAGTGAGTTTCGTGGCTTGATTGAAAAGATGGAAGCACTAGACAGAGTCACTGTAGGCACCATACAGATCAATCTTGCAGGACAAAGTTGGCTTAACGGTTATCAAGGTAATCTTGGCAATGTCACTGCTATCACAGTTACCGCAACCACTGGCAATACCATAACTATCACAGGCGGAACCAGCGGACTCAGTGCAGGACAGTTTAAATTCAAAGCAGGTGACTTTATACAACTAGGAGCAGGTGGCAAGGTCTATACCGTGGCCGCTGATGTTGCCTACAATTCAAACACCATTACACTACACAGACCCTTGCGTGATACCGCAGGCACCTATACCTTATTGGTAGGACAAGCAGTGACCTGGTCAGTGATATGTGTCAAGTTTCCTAATTGGAATATCTTTGCAAGAGATCAAGTGGCCTGGGATGGTCCCTTTGTGTTTGCGGAGAGTTTGTAATGGCCATTAGTCTTAGTGCCTACAAGAACATACAGACCAACCTGTTTGTGAAGTTAGACATACCAGGGTATGCCATACTGACATTCAGTGACTATCACAAAGCCTACAGCATAGCGGGGTTGAGTTATACTGGATTGGGCCAACTGTTGAGCATCGGCAGCACTGAAGACACGCTTCGTGCATCGCCTAGTGATATCTCAATTGCCATTGCTGGTGTGCCAAGTTCCAATGTCACAGACATCATCGACAACAGAATTAAAGGCAGTGAGTGCAAAATATTCCGTGGTTTCTTTGATGTCACTACTGGTGAACTGTTGAGCATTGCTGGCAACCCCGCTGGCAAGTTTCAGGGCATAGTTTCTAATTACGACATATCAGATGATTTGGATATGGGATCCAGCACCGGCACAGTGGTACTGACATTGACCATAACTTCGGTTGTTGAAATGTTGCAAGACAAGATCACAGGCAGACGCACTAACCCCAGTGACTTTGCCAGCGGTGATATGGCTCGTGTGCTACCATTACAGAGTGCAAACTTCAACTTCGGAGCCCCACAATGAGTTTTCTATCAGACATTGTAAACTTTGGTAAGACTGCTGTAGGCCTAGTAAGTGGCACTGGTATTTTTAGCACATTGGCACGAACAGCCATACTAGGTTATGCAGTCAATAGACTTAGCAAAAGTGCAAACAAAGGTCAGGATAGCGGCACCAACAATATTGATGAAGGTGTAAGACTACAGGTCAAACCCAACGCTGACAGCAAGATACCAGTGCTCTATGGTTCAGCGTTCTTTGGTGGCAACATCATTGATGCCGCAATGACCAACAACAACAAGACAATGTGGTTTGCATTGGCTCTAACAGAAAAGACTGGTAGTCTATATTCAACCAGTTCAGCCACAACATACTTGCTAAACAATGTCTATCTCAATGACCAACGAGTGCAATTCCAAGGCGATGGTATTACTGTTGATTACACACTAGATCGTGGAGGCAACATTGACCGCAACGCCAGTGGATTGATCCAGATCTATTTCTATGCAGGCGGAAGAACAGCAGGACAACTACCTGTGGGCTTTGCAGGTGCAGTAGCCAATTCAGAAGCAGTATTTCCCAACTGGACATCAGGCACACACGCTCTTACCAATGTGGTATTTGCATTAGTTAAAGTAGACTACAATCGAGACAAAGGTATCACTGGACTGCCAGATGTCAAGTTTAACATTGCCAGTTCAATGTTTACTCCAGGTGATGTCATTTATGATTACCTTACCAACACCACTTACGGTGCAGGCATTTCCGCAGGTGACATACTAACCACAGACATCACAGCACTCAACACCTACAGTCTAGCCAGTGTGGCCTATGCTGATCAAGGCACAGGAGCACAAACACTAGGCGATAGATATCAGATCAATGGTCTCATTGACACAGCCAACTCAGTGTTAGACAACTCAGAGGCCATACTAAATGCTACTGCAAGTTGGTTAAGTTATGACACACACGAAGGCAAGTGGGGCGTCATAATCAACAAGGCAGAAACCAGTGTGGCTGCTTTCGATGACACAAACATCATTGGCAACATATCAGTCAGCGGCACAGGCCTACAAGATTTATACAATGCTGTCAAGGTGCAGTTCCCACATAGAGAACTTCGCGACAGTGCAGACTTCTACAATATTTCAGTGCCTACAAGTGCAGTGCCAGCCGATTGGTCACCATTCAGTCTAAACTCAAATGAAGAGCCCAAGACCTTAAACATAACCTATGACATTGTGAATGAGCCTATCCAGGCACAGATGTTGGGCTTGATTGAACTTAAACAGAGCCGCATAGACAAGGTCATACAATTCAAAACAGATTGGACCTATTACAATCTCAAAGCCGGTGATGTCATTGATGTTACTAATTCAAGATTTGGGTTTAGTGCCAAACTGTTCCGCATAATTGCTGTCAAAGAACAGCAGGACAATGACGGTGCATTGATGATGGACATCACTGCATTGGAATACAATGTGAATGTGTATAGTGTGGTGGATCTATTCCGCTTTACCCGCAGTGATGCCAATGGAATCATTACATTTGGTAGCATAGGAACACCTGGCACACCCACAGTCAGCAAGGTAGAAATTGACAGTCGTCCTAGAGTGCAGATCTCAACCACTGCACCAACAGGCATTGTAGAAGCCATAGAATTTTGGTTAAGCAATGATGTCAGTCTTGCTGACGCCAATCGCAGTTATAGAGTTATATCAGTAGAGCGTCCTGTAGGCGGCGGTGTTTACACCAGCGGCACCGCTGTAACATTTGAATATGACAGTGTGAGTAGCAGTGATTTTGTTGTCAAGACCAGAGGCATAAACACAGCCACAACAGGTCCTTTTAGTGCAGTCAGCGGATTAGTCAACTTCGTACCAAGACAGACCACACAGGCCATTGATGCCAGCACTTCGTTGTTCAACAGTGCAGGCGGCTTGCTAGGTGCTCTAAGTTTGGTATCACTGTTGACCAAGGTCAGCGATTTATTTGGATCCGGTGACACTGGCAAGAGTCTATTCACAAGACTGTTTGAAACATTTCAAAGCACCACAGGCCTTGATATTCTTGGTCAAGCATCAAGTGGCAGTTTGGTTGTGGCCAGTAGTCTCACAGTCAAAGCAGATGCAGTAAATCTTACCACTGGTGCTACCAGCATTGATTTTAAAACACCTCTGTTGGCCACAGGTGGTCCTGCCGTAGAAGTAAAAATAAAACCAGGTGCAAAAAACAAAGACATCTTGGCCTACAACAAAGGCACAGCACAATGGGAAACAATTAGTGATTGTATTGAATGTGACTTTGTGAACATTCCTCCTGCCAATGGTCCAACCACACCTTGTAAATTATTGGTAGCCGCAACTTTACCAGCAAACAATTTTGCAGGCAGTGACAGCACCGTGTGTCCTCCAAGTTCGGTTGTGCCTTTCAAAGGCAGTTACTTTATCAAGTTTTC